GCGATAAAGTTCATGTGAGGTATTTCTATCTCCATGCGTTTTTTAATCACATTATAATTAACATGAATGTTGTGAGTCTTCATAACACCTAGCACATTCTCTTTAAGGTTCAACATACGACCTTTTTCTGAGGTTACAAAATCGACATCTGTGGGAACATCGACAAACTTAAGAGCAGGGATGACTTCACCACTGACAGATTTGTGATCGTTGTAATCACCTTTAGTCTCAGGCATATGTACCTCAGCCATGCCACCTTGTTTGATGATCCATTGACAGGCTTTTATAGCCTCTTTCTCACCAGTCTTAGAGTCATCGTTGTCTGCCACAAAGATGTGTCGTCTGTCTTTGAGTGTTTCAAAAACGCTTTCAGCAACCTTCGATAGGTTGTAGGCATCAAAAGAAACAAACACAGGACATGACATGTCTCTGTAAATATCAGCACAAGTAGCGTAACCCTCACCATAGTAAATCGTGTCTGAGGTCTTGAGTATTTCTTGTCCAAGAATAAAAAAGCTACCTGCTTTTTTAGAACCAGTCAAAAAACGCTTGGTGCCATCGTCAGAGATAAATTGCATGCCCACCACAGTGAGATCATTGTTCAACATCGGAATCATTAAGAGTCCATTTTCATCTACCTTCAAACCATAAGATAAAACTCCTTTGGTTTCTAAGTAGGGATGTTTCTCACAGTCTTCGCCTTTCTCCCACATAGCCTGTGAGCGTTTAGCAGATTTGGTATGTTTCTCAGCCTTCTTGACTTCGACTTCTTTTTTAAGGCGTTCTATCTCTTCTCGTTCAGTCTTGGTAACTGTTTGGCGTTTACGATTCTCAGGTTTCCAAATCGCTGTCGGTTGGTCTGTAGATATCCTATAGTCTCCCACCCTTCCAAATGGAACACTCTGATCCATCCACAGTTGATACCAACCTGACAGCTTCCTTTCACCACCTAAGTTGATGTAAGCACGACCAATACTCCCATCAACCACCAAACCTTTGCGTGGATCAACTTCCATGCCTTGTTCAGATAAAAAACTTAAAAATTGTGACTCTATATCTCCTGATAAAGGTCGTTCAAAATTCTTGGAAGGTGGTCGTCTAATTTTCAATGTCTGTTTTCCCTGTTGCTATATCTATAAAAGTCTGTACAATCCTAGACTAATTTACAAATAATTACAACCAATGGAGTAAAAAGATTATGAGTTTAACTATTAAATCAGATAGCAAAGAGTTTGAAGCTCTACCTGAAGGACAACACCTAGGTGTCTGTTACAAGATTATAGACCAAGGGAGCAGAAATGAAACCTATCCTAGAGATGCAGAACCAAATTCTGACAACACTAAGAAAAGAAAAACATTAAGTGTGACTTGGGAAATACCTGAGCAAAAAATGTCTGATGGTAGACCCATGAGCATTTCTAAAACTTACACTGCATCTTTAAATGAGAACGCCACCTTATATAAAGACTTAGTTACATGGCGTGGTAAATCATTTACCAAAGAAGAACTTGATGGTTTTGACTTGGACAAAATGATAGGTGCACCTGCTAATTTAGAGATCGAGCACAATGCCAATGGTAACGCTAGAGTCAAAGCTATCTTTAAACCTGATGAATTTAAAAAGACTGAGACTGTTAATGCAGGTATTATCTTTGACCTAGATGTTTACTGTGAAGAGTTCTCAGGTGATAGCACTGAGCAAACCAAAGCCATGTGTGATATTTATGATGGTTTACCTGAATGGCAACAAAACCTAATCGAAGAAAGTTTTGAACTCAAAGGTGCTAAAGAGTCAGGTTCAACCTTTGAAACATCTGAGCCTGCTAAGAGTGGATTAGCTGATCTTGCTAAAGATGAGCCAGTCAAAACTGTTACAGACGAAGACATACCATTTTAGTTTCTGTTGGGTGACTTAGCTTTTTTGTTTAACATGATGCTTTCCCTAGTTGCCCACAGAATTCGTTATGAGTGATACCACTGATTATGTAAACAAGCCTCCCCACTATACTCAAGGTGGGGTTGAGTCTATTGCCTATATCAAACAACAATTAGGCAAAAACTTTAAACATTATTGTGAAGGTAACATGCTCAAGTACAACCACAGGTTTAAGTACAAAGGTAAAGCAATAGAAGACTTAGAAAAAAGTGAATTTTATTTAAAACTATTATTACAGGAATTAGCCAATGACTGAAGAAGGCATTAAGTTTACAGTTTATCCATTGCCATCAGCCATGATGTTGCAACACGATTTAACTCCTGACATGGTTAATCTGCTGAACAAACATCTTAACAATCTTAGGGTTGATAAGAATAAAACTTCTAGTGGTGACATCTTAGTAGGACAAATCTACTCAGGTGAACAACTTACCATGGATCATAAGTGTGATGAATTAAAACCATTCACACATCTTATGGAGAATCTAGGAGTTCAGTACATCCAACAGTTTGTCAAAATGACTCGTTGTGGTGTTTACCCTAAACGAGTAGAGATGGATCAACTGTGGTCAGTACATTCTTATGCAGGTGACTATAATCCAGTGCACGATCATGGTACTCAGTCATTGATGGGTATTTCTTTTACCACTTGGACTATGGTGCCACCACAAATTAAAGACAACAAAAATTTAGATTTATACAACTCATCAGGTGCAGTTGATGGGTACCTAAATTTTATTTATGGGCTCAATCAAATCATTGATCCTGAAAGACTGCGACCTGCACAAGCAAGAATAATTAAACCTGAAGTTGGCAAGCTCTTGATGTTTCCATCATGGCTACAACACATGGTTTACCCTTTTCAGGGTGAAGGTGAAAGACGAACAGTGGCAGGCAACTTAAACTGTTGGGATGTAACACCTGAAGAAATGGAGCAATCAAAAGATGGAATTTAAAGAAGGCGTTTACGAAGACTTACCCTTTGAGGAATACAATGAGATACCTGCGTATCGAGCCTCAGACCTAAAGCAAGTCGATCAATGTGTGTACACATGGAAGAATAGATCAGGGTTTACTGAATCACCTGCACTGTTGGAAGGTCGAGTACAACACACAGTGTTTTTAGAGAACCACAAGTTTGATGATGAATTTGTTATCCAACCTGCGTTAGATCGTAGAACCAAAGCAGGCAAAGAAGCCTATGAAGATTTTATGGCAACTGTCGGTAACAGAACTGCAATCAGCCAAGACTTGTACGATGTGTGCATGGAAAGACGAAGAGTGGTACAAGACTTTATTCCTCATGGTGAGAACGATCAGACAGAATTAACTGTTTGTTATAAGTTGCATGGGCAAAACTTTAAGTCTCGTTTTGATTGGTACGATGGTAGGCATGTTTGGGATTTAAAAACCTGTCGTGATGCTTCACCTAGAGGCTTTAAACAAGCGATTAATGTTTATAGGTATCATATGCAGGCTTCTTTGTATGTAGATGCCTGTAAGAGCCTAGGATTGCCTGTAGAAGGATTTTCGTTCTTGGCACAGGAAAAGGCTCATCCATATCCATATGTGGTTTATACGATGTCTGAGGAAGCCTTGGAGTATGGTAGAGCTAAGAATGAGCAAGCACTACATACTTTGTTGGAAGCTGAACACAAGAAAGATTACAAGCCTTACAATGTGCAAGGCACTCAGTTAGTTGAGTTACACGATCTATGGTGATCCATTAGCCAGTAACCACTCCATTCGTTTTCGATCATACAACCAAAAAACCAATAGGTATCTATCACCCATTTCTACAGGTAAACCTTTGTGCATGTGGGTAAAGCTAGGGAAGATCAGTGCATGACCTGTGGGTAAAGGTTTGACTTCACCATAGTTATGAAACTCAGTGCCACCACCTTTGTACTTACCAGTGTTTAGTGGTATTACCACACTGATGTCTGCTGATTCATCGTGGTGCCAAGCACCTTGTTGTTTGTCCTTTAGATTGTAATTGGCTATTTGCACTGAACCTATGTTGGAACAATTGCGTTGCCAAATAGAATAGATGATTGGGTTAAGCACTGTTTGAACCACGAACCACATGTTGCGATACAACTCAGGCACTTGATCTCTTAACACTATCTCAGGTATTTGCCTGAGCTCATCTTCGTCTTCATTGGCTTGGAATTTCATTGTCTTGATTTCATCGACTAACATCTTGCAAAACTTTCGTCTAAACAATGGCACTTTGTAAATGTCAGGATGTATCTTGGTGATGTGTTTTTTCAGAGGTGTTTCTTGCATACGATCTACACCATCACCTGAAGAAAACTTAGATAAGATTGGCAGGGATTCTTCGACTGCTTGATGTGTGCTGTGCATGATTGACCAATGCGATTGCATTGATAAAAGATAGTTATTTAACTTATGAATTGTCACATAAGAAGTTTACACGCTTTATTCCTCAATAAAAACCATGTAAGTGTCATCTTCTATTTTTAAGATTCCTAACACCTCTTCACCTTTGAACTTGCGTAATGCACCTGTAAAAGATTTTGCTTTGACAGTTGGAGTGGAGACTTCGATTTCACCATCCTCAGTATCAAGAATAATTGCTTTGAGTAGGTTCATTTGCCAAAGGCTAGTTTGTGTATGATCTCTTCAATCTTGCGATATTTAACTTTTTCTTCTTGGGTTTGTTTGTCTTTGTCTAATAAAGGTAAACCCAGTTTTGATAGTGCCTCAATAATGATTTCTCTTTCTGTATCATTGAACGCCATGCTTTGATTTTTATTGATAGCAAAAAAAAGTTTGCGATCATTGGCTCTGTCTACCAAGTCTTTAACCATTTCAGGATATTCCTTGGTAGGAGCGTTTTCGAGTTTATACTCGATTGTAATTGTATCTAACATTATAAAACCTTTTTAGGATCAACATTTGCCAATCGTTCAATCACATGACTGGTTATGTTTCTATTATAATCTCTTTCTTTGCGATTAGTAGCATCGGCTTTGTTGCGATAAGAAGCTACAAAAACATTTTCACCATGCCTACCATAAGCAGGCATGTATTGGTAAACATCGTACATGATTGTGGTTGGCATTATGCTACCTCCAAGGTTTGAAATTTTGATACAGCTTGGTGAAGATCACCACCAAAAATAAGTTTCTCTTCTCCTTCCCAAGAGGCACAAGAATAAATTTTGATTGCTATATTTGTAAGCGTTGGGATTTCTTTGAAATCTTTTAATGGTGTGATTTCGTATCTATATTCTATATCACCATGTTTGTTGTGGTGTTCTGTAATATCACAGTCTCCATATTTTTCGCCTTTATTAATAGACAAAAGAAAACAAGTTGATAAAGCATCTCTATTTACAAGATGTTTCATTGTTTTGTAATTACTAATGTAATATTCAAACGCTTCTTTGATAAATGTAAGACCACCTTTGGGGTAGCCATCATGGTGTTTATATATATGCACCTCTGATTGATCCCACTCAGAAAGTGTTTTAAATGTATATACTGCTCTTGTGCTCATTACTCTACCTCCTTAATTTTAGTAATTTTGATACTCCATCCATAAGGTGCATACACTGTGTGTGTGTCACCCACCTCAAGATTCTCTAAATGTTCGATGGTGAACTCGCCATCCTCATCAATACCCCAATTACCTTCAATGCCATCAGCTACAAACTCTGCCATTGAAACTGTCTGTGGTTCTGTTTCACCATATGCTTCTTCATTCCAAGTCACTGTAAATTCCATTACGCTACTCCTGTGATTGTGCCAATTAAGGCGATTAATAAAAATGGTACAGCCAATGCACTTAATACATTGGCTACTGGATTGTGGTAAAACCACATGTCGATTGTGTGTAACATTACGCTACCTCCTTGGGAGCAAGTAATTTGCTCATGCCTTCAAAGACTTTGTTGTAAGCATTTATCTCGATGTAGTAATCATCTTCAAAATCCTCATTGTCTAAGTTGTCGTAATATTTCTTTTGAAATGCCTTCATGCTATCAAGAAGATCGCTTGTGCCATTATCAGTCATGATGTTGACAGCAAGATCAAAAGCGATGTCGCTTTGGTTAAAGTCTGAGATGTGTAACATATTTGCTCCTTTTTTGTTATTTAATTTATTTCCCATATACCTATTATGCACAATTTTGCACAAAAGTACAACTATTTATACACTTTATTTACATTTATTTTTATCACTTATTTTCAACAAATATCTATACATTTTTGTATATTAGTATAAAATTACACCCACTATGGAAGAAAATACATTACAGAAAGTTAAATACCCACTAGGCAGGAAGAGTTTGGCAGTAGACTTAGATACCTATAATATGTTGCAAGAAATTTGTGATGTACAAAGGCGATCTAAGATAGATCAGTTGAAAGTGCTAATTGAAACAGCACACGATCAGTTGGTTGTTGCAGACACTACCTACTAGATGTTTAATAAAATTTTTAAAAAGAAACAGTTACCTGTTTCTTATCAAATTGAGCACCCCAGTGAAATTGTTGAGTTGTTCAGTCGATTAACCTTGCATCATCAAACAGCATTAATAAGATTGATTTCAAGAAATCTTGTGATGAACATAGATGATGAAACCATCATGGGTTATGAGATGAACTTCGATGTAAAGGGTGCTGTGATTGAAGGAACCTTAGACGAGCCTAGCGATACCTGAATTTCTTAGAGCAATCTCCCTGTCTTTTTCGTTAGGAAGAATGGTAGGTGACATAACCTCCATTGGATTTAGTTCAGGTTGGTCAAACAAAGGTTGATCTATTTGTGGAACCTCAAAACTTTGCATGGCACCTTGTAGGTTGTCTGTAGGTGGTTGTGCTTCTGCTTCTTCTTGTGCTCTAATCTCTGCTCTTTCTTCTCTTAACTTGTCTGTGCGACTGGTTGTTTCAATTAAATTAGCCA